ATCTAAACCATTACTAAAATCTGTAATATTTCTTTTATCTCGGACATCAGAAGTATTAATTGTGCCTTGTGTGCAAAATAAAGTTCCTAAATTATCATCACCTAAACACATAATATTACTTGATGTAGTAATATTACCGCTAGGGCTTCCTGTTATTCCTGAACCTTCTCCGATACAGGTGTTCCTACCCCCTGTTGTTATTCCCTGACCAGCTCTAAAACCTAATGCCACATTGTTAGTAGCTGTAGTGACTCCTCCTAGAGCGTTGTAGCCAACTGCTGTGTTATATGAGCCTGTGGTGCAAACTGTTAAAGCATAAGTTCCAAAAGCTTGATTCTCAGAACCTGTAGTGTTTGCTACTAAAGAATAATATCCAACTCCTGTGTTGTTGCTTGCTGTGGTATTTGCATTTAAAGAAGCTCTGCCAATACCTGTATTAGAAGCTCCAGTAGTATTAGTCGTTAATGCTCCAGAACCCATAGCTGTATTATCATTTGCAGTCGTGTTTGATCCTAGTGCATTATTACCAAACGCATTATTTTGCGCCCCAGTTGTGTTTGCTTGTAAAGCATCTCTACCTACTGCTACGTTATAACTACCAGTCGTGTTTAATATCATAGCTTCACCACCAACTGCGGTGTTTTCTACTCCTGTCGTACACGCTCCTAGAGCATCTTCTCCAACAGCTACATTATAAGTGCTTGTTGCGGTAGTAACATTAAAAGCATCTAACGCTCTTGTTCCTATTGCTACGTTAGAAAATGAACCTGTGTTTACTCCC